CGGCGGAGTCAACCTGGTCGTCGTGGTCGCATGCTTCTGGAAATGCAGAAAATTCATCAAGCCAATCCGACAGCCATGCGGCTTGGACAACCCGAACGTTACCGTTAGCTACGGCCGCAGAAAAAGGACGTGCCCTGGTTAATTTGTCCCCAGTAGACCGAATTCCAGCAAAGTCATACCCAGGAAGGATGTAGCGGGCATACTGGTCAATTAAGGCCTTTCCGGACGAACCTGGTTCCTGCTCCATTCGTATGGTCACCGTATGACCATCCTCGTAGGCTGTCTGAGCCACCAATTGCTCGACCCGTTCATTCTTTACTCGTGCTTTCTTAACGTCGAGAACATAGGCGATTCCTTGGTCAAAGAGCATCAAAGTACCCACGGTCCAGTCGGGGTTGGGGTTTGAATGGCTTGGTTCAGTTGCTGCAAGGTCCCAAAACCTCACCGCCCTAGCCGATGATGTGACTTGTGGCACATCAATAGGGTCTATTGGGACGAAGGCCGTTCTATCAAAAATTGTTCCAAGGCTGGTTGCCCACCAGTCACCCATTTCGAGACGTCTGCGCTCAATAGGGTCAAGCGCGGAAAGTGCCTGTCGGTAAGACTCTGCGTCGATTCCGGGGTTATCGGTAAGCATGGATGGAACGAATATTCGACCGTGTTCACGCCCCTCAACGATGAATCTCTGCCTAACCCAGTTGGGGGCAGGGTTGGACGCGGTTCTCATTCTAAGAGGGACTTTTGACAACTCACCAGTTGACGGACGGCGCAGACGAGAAAAGAGATAGCGATAATCGGATTCCCGAATTTCTGTAACCTCGTCCATGCCAATGAATTGAAATTCTGAACCCTTATAACGAAGGTAATCTCCAACATTGTTTAAATATCCAAAAGAAATTCTCGCACCTGACGGGAACGTGGCTATAAAGCTATTTGCATTCCAGTGCACTTCGTCATGCATTGCCATCCACGACTTGAAACGGTCCATCAAAGCACCAGGGAGCGAAAGGTCGGCGTAGGTTCTTCTGAAAAGAATTGCAGAATACCCAGGTATATCAACATATTGAAGGGCGGCCATGAGGAGCGCAGAAGACTTGCCCCCACCTGCAGCTCCACCAAATAAGGCTTCTATGTCATATGTTCTAAGGAAAACCCTCTGCGTAATTGATGCTGCTTCCGGGCAGTACAAAGGTTTCTTTGGCTCTAGGTATTCGAGTACTTCATTCCAATTGGGCATTATGTTCCTGTCATCGACACATTTCGTACTAGTATTTAACCATATGAAAGATGCAGAATTGGCAAATTTATGAAAAAAGTACTACAATGGTTTACTAGACAGAGAACTGCCAATATGCTCATGGCGTCATTTATAATTATGACAACAATTGGCGCTTTCTACATATCGTTACCTGTGGGCTTTATTACCGCGGGGGCTTGTTCTGGCGCCCTCGGGTTTCTATTAGGACTGGAATAATCTCACTCTATGGCGTGGAACTCTTCGCAAGACAAATCTCTCCAGTCATCAGGACAGAAATCAATACTTGGACCAGGTGCGCCCGTCGCATTCAATCCGAGCATGGCTGGGAAGCCCTACCGTGACTCTTGGGATATTGAGCGCGCCTATAGGGAGGGAATGGCAAAGGTCACTTGGGTTAACAGGTGCATTGATGCCATAGCAGGAAACCAAGCCCGCTTGCCTGCAATGCTGCGAAAAGATAATTCTCCAACTGGAAAAATTGTTACAGATAACCACAGTAATAAAATATTAGATATTTTGAACTCCAAGTCAAACATGGGTGAAAACTCATTTGTTTTTAGATACAGACTTTCCTCCCAGTTGTTGATGTCTTCACGTGGGGCATTTATTGAAAAGGTACGAGGTAGGGACGGTGGGATAATCGCCCTTCAATTACTTCCACCGCAACATACGTCGCCAATACCTGACCCTAAAAAGTTTGTTTCCGGTTTTGAAGTTGACATGCGAAATGGAACAAAAGCAATTTTGAAACCAGAAGATGTTTGCTGGGTTAGAAAGCCGCACCCACTAGACCCATATCTGTCCATGACTCCACTTGAGTCTGCAGGTATTGCTATTGAAATTGAAAACCTTTCTAAAATTTATAATCGTAACTTTCTTCTTAATGACGGTCGTCCAGGTGGCCTGCTTGTTGTAAAGGGCGAAATTGATGACGACGACAAAGACGAACTACGCAGTAGGTTCCGCGGAAACATAAATAGAGCAGGCTCCATAACGGTTGTTTCATCTGACGAAGGTGTCGATTACATAGACACAGGTGCATCACCGCGCGATGCAAACTATATACAGATGAGACAGATTACAAAAGAAGAAATTCTTGCATCTTTCGGTGTCCCAGAATCTGTCATTGGTAATGCATCTGGTCGAACATTCTCAAATGCGGCTGAAGAACATAGGGTTTTTTGGAATGAGACGATGCTTCCACATATGGAGTTAATTGGTAGAGCTTTAGATGAATTGGACGATGAGTACTACATTGATTTCGATACTTCAGATGTTCCAATTTTGATTCTTTACAAGCAAGAGCGTGAAAGGTATTTGTTAGACGAATTCCAGAATGGTCTTATAAGTGGCAACGAGTATCGAGCCGCAACCGGAAGAATTCATGTTAAATCAGACCTCATGCAGGCAATGTTGGCTAATCCAAACCTGACGCCGATTGGTTATACGGACAAGGAGTTTGACTCCGCCAAACAAGCAGCTGATGCTGCAGCCGCCGGACAACAACCAGGTGTACCAGGAGTTGCGGCAGCAGGAGTTATGCCTGCACCAGAAGCCCCAGCCGAAGGTGCCCCACAAGACCAAGAGATACCAGCGCAAATGGTTGACATGAATAAAAAGCCGAACACAATGACTGAGGCACTTGCAGCTGAGCAAGGTGGACAACCACAAATGTCACCAAGTGCATTGTCTGCATACGAATCAACAATGCAATCAAAATCAGACAATAAACAAATCGATGATTGGGACTCAAAGGCAGAAGAAAACTCAAAACGCTGGATTGAAATTCTAGATAGAAATTTGGATAGATTTTTTGAACGTCAGCAACGAGTTGTGCTTGAAAAAGCAATGGGGGCAAAGTCAAGAAAAGCCCTTGCAGCAGGCTCCCTAGAATCAGAAATAATTTTTGACATTGATGTTTGGGACAAGCAAATGCTTGAAGACTTCAGGCCACTGCTTTCCGGCATCACAAACGATGCAACCCGTCTCATAAACGAACAGACCGGAATGCCAACAGAAATCGATGAAGAAGAAATTAAACAATTGACTGATGCGCAGATTGAAAGAATGCAAAAAGTTAACTCATCGACTAAAGAAGAAATAAAATCAGCAATACTTATATCATCTGCACTCGAAGAAGATGAAGACCGTTCTGGGATGTTGAAAGCTGCATTGGCGGCAATCTTTATTAATTTAATTTCCAAAAAACAAAGAGTTATTGCCGAACATGAAGCGCAGACCTCGTATAACGCCGGTGTTTATTTTGGGGCAAAACAAGTTGGTGCGGCATCAAAAACTTGGATTTCTTTAAAGGATGCCAAAACAAGAGCAGAGCATAGGCTCCTTGACGGAAATACCGTAGGCGTTGGCGATGCTTTTAATGTTGGTGGGGATGTAATTAGATTTCCTGGCGACCCACTAGCTTCGCCGCGCATGACAATGAACTGTCGTTGCAGATTAAAATTCGGCTTGAACTAAGACTTTAATTAAAGTCCAGCAATTTAATCTGGTCTTGTGCCAAAAGAGTGCCTTCAGCGCTTATTATTGTGAATACAGTTCTCTGAAAGCGCGTAAACAATGACAAATATTACCGAAAACTTTACTGAAACTCAATACAAGTCCATGCCTGGACAAATAAGCACCAATGAGGCACTGGGTATTGTCGAGTGTTTTTCTGCTGCCATTGGCAACAAGGACAGCGTTGGTGACATTTGTCTTCCCGGATGCTTTGATGCTTCGCTTCGTCGACGCAAACCGCGAGTTGTTTGGGGCCACAACTGGAATGAACCTATTGGCAAAGTTCTCGATATCTATGAAGTTGGTCCAAATGACCCACGTTTGCCTGCAAAAATGCGAGCAAATGGCGTAGGTGGACTCTATACGAGAGTTCAATTTAACCTTAAGTCGGAGCGCGGGCGTGAGGCATTTAACAACATCACATTCTTTGGGGAAGAGCAAGAGTGGTCAATCGGCTACAAAACACTTGATGCCTTTTTTGATAGCAAGAAGCAAGCGAACCTTCTTAAGGAAGTAGAGCTGTACGAGGTAAGCCCTGTTCTTCATGGTGCTAACCAGTTAACTGGAACCATTTCAATCAAGTCGGACAAGCAACCGCTTAAAGACCCAGATGGTGGCCTTACCGCAGCAGGAAGAGCGCACTTCAAAAAGACCGAAGGCGCAAACTTGAAGCCTGGTGTTAAGGGTCCTGCTGATACCCCTCAAAAGATGCGCCGCAAGGGCTCGTTCCTCACACGGTTCTTCACTAATCCAAGTGGCCCAATGAAAGACGATAGCGGCAAACCAACAAGACTTGCGCTATCAGCTGCTGCTTGGGGAGAACCAGTGCCACAGAATACCGAAGATGCCACGAAGCTTGCGGCAAAGGGTCGTCGTTTGCTTGAAAAATATGACGGTACAAAAAAGAAATCAGATGGCGAAATCGAAATCAAGAATATGCCTATTTATTCGGGTGGAAATACTCCTATTAACCCGATAAGCGGGAGAATGGGAGACCTTGCTCGGAATCTGGGCATGCATTTTGGTGGGCAGGTAGCTATTCGCGAGGCGGACGAAAGTACCGTTATTTTCGACTTGGATAAAGATAATTCAACATCGACAATGCGCGCTGGATGGCATACCCCTGATGGCGAAAGATTCATGTTTGGTGCGGCACATGAGGTCAAACCAGAGACTGTTTACATTCCGCTTGATGGTGGTCCATCGGTTGCTCTCACCAGTGATAAACCTAAGAAGTTTGTCGAAGGTGGCGATTTTTATGACTCCCTAATGCGTCGTGACTCTGAACTACACGGAGATGATGAACATGGCGATTGCGGATGCGGATGCGGAGGCGCTGGAACATGTGGAGTCGGTAAATCGGCAATGAAATCGTGGACATCTTTCAAAGATGAAACACCAGGTCTACATATGTTTGTGAAAACGCAAAATGTGGAAATGTATGAAGCAGCCAACGAAATCGGCAATTCACATGGATTTGATGTTGAGCTGCTGGCGGATGGTTTTGCTATCCCGAATATGGATTGGTACGGCCCAGAGGCACAAAACGCACTAATGAACGCACTTGAAGCCATTAACGAAAAAGCACTTGGTAGCGCAATTGGTCGCGCTCGAGGTGCTGCAGGCTCTATGCGTAAACCATCCCACGATGGAGACAGTGATGGAAAAATCACCAACCCGGCAACAGGTAGGGATGATATGCCATTCGTGAAGCCAAATCTTCCCGGTAAGCCAATGATGCCTGAAAAACCACAAGAAATACCACACGAGATACCAGAGGAAGTCCCATCTCCAATTCGGGTACCTGGACGTCCACCGGCTCCTTCAACACCAGCGCCGAGTCGCCCATCAGTGCCGGTTCCACCACGCAGAGTGCCAGCCGGTGGAGTTACGGGTGCAATGGGTTTGAGAAATCGCGGGGACAACATGTTGTCTCAGTTGAGGGATTTTGAAAATGATGCCTCAAATCCGTCAGGAAACTCCAAGCGTGAAATGGATGCCGCAATTAGGCATCTTGCAAAACGTAATATGGTTCCCGAGGAAAAAGTCCGGAGAAGATTGCGTCAGGCGATTATGCGCGAACGTCGAAGCAATGTTCTTGCTAGAACCGCAGCGGCTAGAGGAAAGTCGGAATTGAGCGTATACGTCTCAATTTCGGAGAATCATGACCTAGAAATTAAGTCTGGATTACAAATTCAATCCAATCAAATCGATGGATTCCAAATAGACATTCATCCATCATTTATATTCGATATCAAATCAGCTATTGACACTGTTGCCGAATACCACGGCTTTCAATCAACCGCAAACGATGATGGTATTTGGGTGACTGGGATTGCCTCGGTTGGTGTCGATGGGGTTAATGCTCTTGTCAATGCAATATCTCAAATTGAAAAACAACAGCCGTTGGAAATCTACGAACTATCTAGTTTCTCGAGATAACTCATAAAATGAACAAGAAACGCACGGAACTACTCGGCTATGCTGTAAAAAATATTGAATTTGAACGCGACTCAGCGATTGTTCAAAACAACTTTGACTTAGTGGGCAAACTTAACGAAAAACTAGATGCCATGGAGACTCAAATTAAGTCCGAGGAGACCCATCTTACAAGTGGTAAATCGACCCGCTTCACACGTCCTAAAGTAAGCAACGTCAGCCAAAGAACCCCTGTTATGGGTTATGCTAAACCTGTACAGCAACAAAAAATTTCAAATAAATATCACTGCATAGTTTCGGGCGAAAAACGCATGAATCCGTGTGGTGGTTGCAGCAACCCAAAAGGCTGTCTGTCAAGTTCGATGCAATACAAGGAGCAAAATTCATGACTCAGAAATCATCAGTCGTCAAGTTGGACTCAGACGGCGAAGTCGTCGAATGCGCAAAAGGTCTTGACGTTTCAGAATGCGGATATACAGATGGCGCAAAAGTTTGTGGAAAGTGCGGAGCTATGGCTACGTCTGTTAAGGCAATGGCCGAGATGGGCATGTCTGCACCAAAAAAGAAGAAGAACTCAATGCCTGGCGCAGAACCTATGGATGAAGACATGGACACAGAGATTGACGAGAAGGCCATGACCGACGACGAAGACATGATTGATGAAAATGATGCTGAAGAAATGTACACAGAGCAAGAAGCTCCAAAGAAGAAAAAGAAGCCGATGATGGACGAAGAAGACCTCG